TCTCTAAAATCACCGTGCACTTGTGTAGCAACTTCTTGTTGCTGCTTATATTGGTCGTAAAAGCTAATAGCTTCTTGTTGTTCTTGAGTAACGCCCGGTCTCAACTTGATCTCGTCGTAATATTTGCTCTTAGAACTTTCAAGAAATTGTTTTGCGTTTGCAACCTCTTCCTTAAACGCAAGTTTTTTCTTACGTATTTCTCTTGGCTCATCTACATCTTCATCAAAATCAAAATTATCTTCCATTAAAAAGCTAATCTCTTCTTGATCTAAATGTGGTTTTGCCTTTGTATAATATTCTTTTAAAACATCTTTAGGACTATAAGAGCTGTAATCTTTGTTTAAAGACACATAGTCTTGTACAGTCCCACCAGTTTCTTCCATGAAAGATACTAGTTTTTCAATGTTTTCTGGTAAAGGTTTACCTAAGATTTTTTCATCTCTTTGCGCTTCTTTAACTTCTTTCGCTATTTCCTTTACCTCTTCTTTTGTTATTTCTTGGATCGGGGTAATTTCTTCAACAACCTCGCTGGGCTTTGATACTTGTTCGTCCACTCCAGAGCTATCTCCGGTTTGTTCGCCCACATCCATCTTCTTTGTTTCTCCGATTTGAATGGCATCTTCTTCTTTTTTTAAAGCTTCAGTAGGGATTTCCACTTTTATAACCTCTGGGGCTATATCACCTGTTGCCTCTGGTTTTGTTAAATCAACCTTGGTTATTTCGTCTTTAGATTGTAGACTTAAATTTTTAGGTTTTTTCTTTTTAATTTTAAACTCACCTTCTTGCTTGATAGGCTCATTTGATTTTGTTTCTTCTGACATGATAAAATATTATATAATTATTAAATGTTAACTAGGCGGCATCATATTTTGTAAACCAAACGTGCCTAGTTGCGATGAGTCTGTTCCTTCGAAATCTACAGGAGCAGAATCATTTTGTCGTTGATTTATTAATTGACTTTGTTGAGTTCCTTGTAGTTTAACTCTTTTGTCTTTTCTATCTTCTATTTCTTTTTCTTTTTCACTTTCAACACCTAGTTTTATTTGAGCTAGTTGTTTTTGGTATTCAAACTCTTGAGCCATTAATTGTTGCTTAACGGTTAACTCTGTTTGCATACGTTGTATTTCAAACTGAGACTTAGCTTGTTCAACTTGAACTTTAGACTCTGTCATAGCTTGATTCTTTTGAACCTCAGCCATAGCAGCAGCTTCAGAGGCTTTAGCATTTGCCTGCGCTTGTGCATCAATCATTTGCTTTTGTTGAGCTTGATCTCTTTTTATTTTCTTTTTTCTTTTTTGTTTCAGTAGTTGATTAGCTAGCTTTAGATTTTTTATCTGTCTAATATCTATAGCATCTTCAAGATCAATACCGTTATTTTTTAAAGCTATTTGTATGTTTTGCTCTAACTGAGCTCTTTCTTCTTCATCAGGTTCTAACTCTAAATATATACCGAAATCATGTAAATTTAAATTAGATATTTCACCTAATGTTTGAGCATTATAAAGAGATATGCTTTCAATTAAAGCGTTTTTTGTTAAAGGGAAAGATAATACGTCTGCTATTTTTAAAGATATGTTTTCACATATTCTAAGAGCTAAATATAAGCTAGCTTGATTAATATGTTTAGTTGCTATATTCGATTGATTAGCGGCCATTTTAGCTATACCTACTAACGAATCTTTATCTTGTATACTACCATCTCTAGCTTCATTTAATCCCGTGACATCACGTATCATCTGTAAATAATAGTTATAAGTCTGTATAAGACTTTGTAATTTAGCACCGCTAGCTGATGATGTTAATTCTTGAATAGGTACTTTACCTCTATTTAATTCACCATCTTGCGTTAATGATCTACCAACAATACTACCAGTTTGAAAATACATATTTAATGCTTCTGCTGGATTATAGTTTGTGCCGTTGCCTAAATCAACTTCTGCTAAACCGTCCATATCTAAAAACACACCATCTGGTACCATCCTAGACAATACTTGTTGCATTTTTAAATGAGTTATTTGAATCATATCAGCAAAACCAGTTATTTTACTAACTAAAGATTCTATTCTACCCTTATACATTCTAGGTGCACATAAAGCATAATTCATTTCAACTTTAGTACTATCTGAAGCTGGTCTTGTCATGTTTTCAGCTAATTCCCATTTTAACATAGTATTAGTGCCTAAGACTTTAGCGCCGCTGTATAGTACTTCAATACTTCTTGAAACTCTATCATAAGTATCTGCCGGCGGTGGATTAAATTCATCCGTTTTTTGAATAACTTTTTCTAAACCATTATCTGTTTGTTTTAATTTAAAAACCTGGTTCATGTAAGTTTTATATTCAAAATATAATATCTGAACAGTGTTAGCATCATAATTACCCCAACCTGTTATATACTGCCTGTTTCCAGGCATTTTTTGTATTTTCTCTAGCTCTTCTTCACTAATTTGCGGAAATTGTTTTTTAAGTTCCGGTATAGTTATAGACTTAACTTCACCAACATAGTATATGTCTTCAAAGTTAGGATCTTCTGTATAAGAGTATATAACATGAGCTGGATCAACGTAATCTATTGTTACTCCATTAGATTTATTAAAGTTTGTTTTAGCACAAGCTATTCCACATACTACTAAATCTTCATTAATTCTACGTTTAGTTAACTCCCATCTATTTTTAGCTAGTGTTGTTGATATAGCTTCTTCTTCTGCTATTTCAATTGACTGCTTATAGCTTAGCTGCATGTGCAGCTCTAATTCTTCTTTTGTTTCAGGTAGTAACGGTGGTGGTATATTAGACTGAGAAGCATCAATACCCAATGTTTGTTGGGCTAAAGCTATTTGCTCTCTAGCGAACATATCTTCAGCAATAGCTGTTGCGTAGTTGGTTCTTTTTTTAACCGACTCAGGATCTTGTGAAAAAGCTTTTATATCAAACTCTTTTTGTGATATACCATTTACAACTATATTTACAAACTTAGATATAACTGGTACTGGTTTCCAGTCTAAATTTAAATAAGACAAATCACCGTTTATTGACAATTCATCTTTATATTTCTGTGTAGGCTGCTCGCCTCTAGCATATAGTCTTAGACTGTGAAAGTTATTCCAACTCGTTAAGTATCTATTACCGTTAGTTCTTCCTTGGTCAAACCATTCAGTTTCAATAGCGGAAGCTACTTGAGATCCATACTCCCATGAAGCTTTTTCCGCGTCCGGTACTACCTGACTTGGAAAAGCGCTATTTGAATTAGTATATATTTTCATCTATTCGATTATTTTTGACAATGTACCTTTGTTGTTATATTTTTTAAAACCTAAATCATAAACTTTTCTTTGAATAACGGGATTTGGTCTATATTTATTTTTATTGCAAGCCATTATAGCTAAACCTGAGCTTATAGAAGCATCATGAGATGTTCTATTGTTTATATTAAACTTAGCCCAATCTTCTAATGTTCTTTGAAAATAAACATCACCGTAATCGCCATTTTCTTTTAAACCTACATATTCTTCTATATATGACTCTATAGCCGCAGCGTGTGCTTGTTTAATATCTTCACTTGAATTAGGTATTCCGCCTATCTCCCTTTCTGTTGTAGAAAGCTTATTATATTTTTTATCTGGCCTGTTCATTGAATAACCTCTATAACCTCTTCTTTTAAAATAATATAAAAGTCTTGGTTTGTTATTCTCTGCTAGTATTGGCATACCATAAAAAACGCAAGCCATTAACACATCTTCAAAAAATATCTCAGCTGTCTGCGGACGAGCGATGTATTCTAAGAAAAAATGATTAGGTGGAACGTTCTCCATACTAAACTTAGTTAAACCTGTTAAAGCACCATTAGAACCTCTTCTGTCAACAGTACCTGATATGTCATAACTATCACAACCAAAAGCTCCAGTATGTTCGTTACCTGGCCATTTTAATCCATTCTTAATTACAACTCTGTTTTGCATTTCAATAGGTGGTGTCCAAGATAAGAAAAACCTACCTTGTTTGCTTGGCATGAATAATACTTTAGTATCTTTTACACCATTTACCCATTGAAAATTTCCTTGAGTTATTATTCCGCTGTTTTTTAAATCAGCATTCCAATCTATTTGTTGGTATATCTTAGTTAGATTAAATAAAGATGATTTAGCTTCATCTCTAAAAGCATGTTCTTCAGTTCTTGGAAATTGACGGTAAAATTCATTTAAACCATCTTGATCTTCCTTTAAACCGTTTACTTCATTTTGCCAGTATTCTATTACACCTATTTTTATTTTAGTCCCGTGAGGATCTTCAACTGGTTTTTTTGGTGTGTCGAAGACAGGTATGCCATAAGAATCAATGTATCCTTCGTAATTCCATTCCATAGGTATGAACAAAGAATAGAGTCCCGAGCTAGTCTGTCCGTTGGCGTTTCTTTTTGTAACATCTGAATCGTTATATAATTTTTTAAAATTATCACCACCTTTATCTAAAGAGTTTGATGTACTTCCCATCATACACTTACCTATAACCTTACTACCTAGTCTAAGTGTTGTTTTTGTAACACGCCAATTATTTAATATGTTGTTTGGTCTTTCCCACTTACCTGATTCATCATGAACTAATAACTTTAGTTTTTCACCATCATAAGAGTTGTCTCCTGTATTTTTCCAATCGATAGTGG